TTGAGAAACTCGAATTCCTGCATTATAACATTTTATATTTATAGCACTAACTTCAGCGAATGATTCATATTCTTTAGTAGCCATAGTTTCAATCTTATTATTGACGTTTCCATCAACATAATATGGGTTCCATCCGTAATCAACACCATCTTTCATTAACTTACTAAGAGCAGCTATAATCTTAATAACATCACTTTGTCCGTAGTCAGTAGCTTTGCTACTTGATGTGCTAGAGACGACTATTCTTTTACCTGAAGAAGAAGTAGCAGAAGAAGAAGTAGCAGAAGAAGAAGTAGCAGAAGACGAAACAGGATTGGTCGAGTTCGCTACTGCCGCTGCCGCTGAAGCCACCGAATCTACAAATAATGTATCGAATTCTGTAATATTTTTCAAGATTCCATTATAGGTTTTATCATTAGCAGGAATCATTTGCTTAATGTTTTCAATAGCATTGGCGATAACTTTATCAATATTATCAAGAAAATTTGTATCATCTGCCATTTTATTATATACGTATAGCGAGCTTATATTACTTATTTTATTATTGAATTGAATAATATTATTTTAATATGTAATTATGTGAATTATATTATTATATTATTATGATATTCTCATCTATTTTTTGATCAGAATTGGGGGAGGGGCACCAGAAGCACTCGCATCATAAGTAACCGTTCACGCGCGTTGTTGACCAAACGGAGTTTTGGCTGTCATGCCGGATGTGAGACTTCGCGATGGATCGGCTGGCGTTGGTGCATCCAGCGTGAGAGGGATGTATCTCAGCTCTGGCGGTTTCAATTTAAACGCACTTCCAACTTCGTCAAACATCTTGTTATACGCTTTGACGGGGGCGTCATCGCTTTGAAACGACATGCCAATGAATTGGCATCCCGACGCTATTGCGGCGGATGGTGCGTAAACGTTTTCAGGCTTGGACGACCGTTCTGGAACCACATACATTAAATTCTTTTTATTGTTTTCCACCATGGCTTCCAGCGACGGCGTTGGCGCTTGCACTTGTGCAAATGTTTTTTTGGAGGTGGGTCCGCGAATCGCAATGTTTGCGTACTCATACAGTGACGTTTTTCGGTACACTTCGTTCGGAACCGATTCAGTGCCAGGCGTTTCGTCTACAATAATGATAATCTTATTCATGAACGAGCTCAGCTTGATTTTACCCAAATTGTCGCCGTGAAAGCAATAGCCGTACCTGGAATCCAGTAATCGCGAAGCCAGTTTGGTTTGTATCAATCGCGAAATTTCGTTGAATACCAGAATGTTGTTGCTCTTTATGCGCAAGCACAGAAAGAGCGGATCGGACGGGTTTGGAACTTTGGGTTGACCCGAAAATGCGTCGGATGAAATGATGTCAAATGCGTCGGACAACGTAACGTAATTGTATGTTTCCTTCATCGTGTATTCCGATTGAGACGACGACGAAACAACGGGAACGCCGCTCAAAGAATAAATCTCAAGGTCCAGGCACCGCGCGCCCTGACGTATGACTTGCTTAAGTGCGGTGGTTGACACGTAGTCTCCGCTGTAATCGCCCGATGAGCAGCAATTGAACGCGGTTTTAACGTAATAATCTCGCAAAAGATAGGAGTAGGTTTCATCAAAGTCGTTAATGGATTGCACCCGCCCCATATCCGGGTAAAGCGCCATCATATAATCATCGTTTGACGCCTTCAAGTTTGTCTTAAAAACAACAATCGCTATAATGCATATAAATAAAAACAGGAACATGATTCCACCCGCAAAATGCGCAGTTGTTGGCGACATTGCACCAATAGTTGCGGCCACACTCGCACCAGCCGAAATGGATGACGCCGCTGCTGTTGCAGATGACGCCGCTGTTGCTACTACTGCTGATGCCATACTGTCTTCGTATAGATTTGGTTCTGTAACAAAATATACAAATTATATGTAATACTATTATGTTTTAATACTATTATGTTTTAATATTTTATTTTATTTATTTTTATCTTTTGAATCGCGGTTTATGTTTATTCTTTGTTTGTTATGACTATTAATTATATAAATATAATTTATAATAGCAATATAACATAACATATAATATAAGTATTCTATACGTAGCAAATGCCGGGCGGACTACTAAACCTCATTGCATACGGAAACCAAAACACGATATTAAACGGAAACCCTAAAAAATCATTCTTCAAAACCACATTCAAAAAGTATACGAACTTCGGTCTTCAAAAATTCCGGATCGATTTCGATGGTCAGCGCAAGCTTCGAATGGCAGAAGAGTCTAAATTCACGTTCTACGTGCCGCGTTACGCGGAACTGCTTATGGACACCTATATATGCGTGACGCTGCCCACTATTTGGAGCCCGGTTATGCCACCCGCGTCTGAAAAGGATAAGTGGGCGCCGTACGAGTTCAAATGGATTAAGGATTTAGGAACGCAAATGATAAAGGATGTAACCATTTCGGTTGGCGGACAAATCCTGCAAAAGTTTTCGGGGAACTACCTTCTTTCCATGATCCAGCGCGACTACCCCACCGCCAAGCACCAGCTGTATGATGAAATGACAGGCAATGTGCCGGAACTGAACAATCCTGGCTGCTGCGGAGCGCGAGTGAATCAGTATCCGAACGCATACTACACCTCGGACCAGCGCGGCTCCGAACCGTCCATTCGAGGGCGCAAGCTCTACATCCCAATCAATGCGTGGTTCACGCTGAACAGCCAAATGGCATTCCCTCTTGTGTGCCTGCAATACAACACGCTGCAAATCGACGTTACCATTCGCCCGGTGCGCGAACTCTACACCATTCGCGATGTTACCGATAGCGCGAACGGGTGGCCGTACGTTCAATCCAACTATATTCTGCAGGAACACCAGTTTTACAGGTTTCTGCAAACCCCCCCGGACGTTGAACTCGCCACCGAATCATTTGGAGATAAACGCACCGATTGGAATGCGGACGTTCACTTGATTTCAACATACGGCTTTCTCTCCGCGGAAGAAACGGCTGCGTTTGCGGCGAATGAGCAGAAGTATCTGATAAAGGCGGTATACGAGTGGGATTACAAGGGCGTTACCGGAAATACCCGCGTTAAGCTGGAAAATTCGCTGGGGATGGTTGCAAACTGGATGTTTTTCTTTCGACGCAGCGACGTGTCGCTTCGAAACGAGTGGAGCAATTATACCAACTGGCCGTACGAGTATCTGCCGTATGATATTATTCCAGGACCCGAAACGTTTGACGTGCAGCACGCGTCGGATGGATGGAAACCGAAAGTGGTCTTGGAGAACGGCACGGTAACCAATTCCAGAACCACATACATCCTGGGACCGGGTCGAAACCCGTGCATGGACGAAGCCGGTCGTCCAGAGCCCGGCGCATCCACTAATCGGCGATCCGGATTGCACATCACCGGCACATTTGAAGGCGAGAATCAACGGGATATTTTAAATACGATGGGGATCATTTTGAACGGGAAATATCGAGAGAATATATTGGATGCCGGCATATACAACTATGTTGAAAAATATGTTAGGACCAACGGGAATCCGCCTCCGGGATTATACTGCTACAATTTCTGTCTTAGCACGGATATACAGGACCTGCAGCCATCGGGGGCAATCAACATGAGCAAGTTCACGCAAATTGAGCTTGAAATATCTACGATTTACCCCACACTGGACCCGAACGCGTCGTTCCACACCATTTGCGACCCGACTACCGGTCTGCCCATCGGTGTAAACAAAACAAACTGGCGAATTTACAACTACACGTTCGACATGACTGTTATGGAAGAGCGATACAACGTGTTGACATTCGCGTCCGGAAACTGCGGCCTGATGTATGCACGATAAATATGTGTATTCTCTCAATTTTCTAAATTTAATTGTATAAATGTTTAAAAATTAAACATTTATAAACTATTTAAACAATTTAAACAAACGACGATATCTATTTATAACACGAGTAACGTAACTTACACAAACAAACACATACTTTCTCGATTTTCATCGTACGTTGATTCTTTGATTTGAACAATGACGGAATCGAATCCCACACCAACCGATAGCGCGAAACACACTGCATTCAGTGCCGCGTCGACCGAATCGAATGAATTTTCCACATGGGAAGATGTGGACGAACTGAAACCACAACTTCTTCGCGGTATTTATGCCTATAATTTTGAGAAACCGAGTCATATTCAGCAGAGATCCATTCTGCCCATCATGCGCGGTCACGATGTTATCGCGCAGGCACAATCCGGAACCGGGAAGACCGGTGCGTTTGGGGTCGCGACGCTTCAAGCAATTGACCTCGACCCCAAAAAGACCGACGTGCAGGCACTTATCATGGCACCCACGCGCGAACTGGCAAAACAAATTCATGATGTAATTACGAATCTGGGAACGCAGATGACCGGACTGAAGGTCCAGCTCCTGGTCGGCGGAACATCCACTGACGATGATGCAAAACTGCTGAAAACGGAAATGCCCCAAATTGTAGTCGGATGCCCAGGCCGCGTGTTTGACATGATTCGCAGACGCAATATAAATGCTCGTAATATCAAGCTGCTCGTGCTGGATGAAGCCGATGAAATGCTGTCATCCGGTTTCAAGGACCAAATTTACAATATTTTTCAGCACCTGAGCAACAACGTGCAGGTGTGCCTGTTCAGCGCCACAATGCCACAGGAGCTCCACGTTTTATCCGAGAAATTTATGCGCAATCCCGTGAAAATTCTGGTTCAAGCCGAACAGCTCACTCTGGAAGGTATATGCCAGTACCACATTGCATTGGAAGACGACGACGGTAAGTTCGCGACGCTGCAAGACCTTTTCAAAACCATATCCATGTCGCAGTGCATTATTTATTGCAACAGCGTGAAACGCGTATCGGATTTGACGGAGGCCATGGTTCTCAAGGGGTATCCCGCATGCTGCATTCACAGCGGGATGGAGAAAGACGCGCGCGATGACGCGTATGTGAATTTCAAAGCCGGTAAATACCGTGTTCTCATTTCGTCAGACGTTACCGCACGCGGAATCGACATTCAGCAAGTGAGCACCGTTATCAATTTCGACCTCCCTAAAAGCGTGCACACGTATTTGCACCGAATCGGTCGGTCCGGTCGTTGGGGTCGCAAGGGAACCGGTATCAGCTTCGTGACTCGGCGCGACGTTCGTCAGATGAAGGATATAGAGACGTACTATAACACGGTAATATGTGAGCTACCGTCATCATTCAAGACCGAGTAAGACGTACACAGGATATTCCCTGCAGCAGAGAATCCGCCATGTCGTCTTTTTTTTTGTGAGATTCAAATGCCGTTCTCCAACGTTGTATATCGTCATCCGTCATTCCGGTTATTATAGATAAGGAGGTTTCCAACTGCGTTGGCGATAACATTGTTCGAACACATGCAATGCCCGTTTTTTTTCGGTCGTCATACGTGTCGATTTCGGCATCCGAGTTAATAGCCGACCACGCTTTCAGCTTATTTGTTGCCGATATATACGATATGTGCGTCTTTGAAACACCGCGCATTAAAAAATATTGCGTAACCATCCCCTGAACCGTTTTCATACGGGTAGCTATCGGGCTGATTTGATTTTCGATTACGACCCGGTCTGGATTGTAACATTGTCCGTCTGAATTTTCAGAATAAAATAGATTGTCGAACTTTTGCATAAGATTGTGTCCAACAGAAATGAGAGATACTGTGTCTGCAGCAGATGGATCTTTTTCCGTCGTTTCTGAGGCCGGAAGTTTCTTAATTATATAGCCAGTATTCAATAATTCTGTCGTGTCTGAAACCCTATCTGCGCATGCGTGTTCATATTGAAACAAACACCGCGTCTTTAAAAGGTGGTTTACTCGTGCTATGAGCTCAGACTTGATACGTTTTGGTTTTTGATTAGGGTCGTCTTTACATTTGCCTTCGATATTATTGATATTATGTGAATGAAACGAGTCACAGAATTCGAGCAGACGGTCATTAGAGCCAGATTTTAATAATTTCGCAATTTGAGGCAGTGTCATGCTAATAACTTGTTTTGATAACGACTGCGAATGTCGCTTGCATGTAAAGACGGGTTCAGAATCGTCATTATCAGATTGCGAATGCGAGTAATAAAAAAACGCGGCTTTTGATTTGCACTGCGTTTTAGCATAATGTGAGCACAATGGGTGTGATTTGGAGCGTTGCAATGAATCCGCTTCTTCTTGTTTGCTTTGAGAAATTCCAACAACGTCCCATAGCAATATTTCGAATTGACTTGACTGGGTTATGTGCTTACTATTAGAACTATTAGAACTATTAGAACTATTAGAACTATTAGAACTATCTGTATCTGGAACACGAAGCAAACAGAATGCAAGATTCTTTATACCCACGTCGATACTGAGTAACTTCATATGTGTTTTGTTTGGTTTTGAATAATTAACCATAATCTTTTTATTTCTAAATGGTTATGGATAATATGGATAATATGGAATGTGGATAATTCAAATTGAAAATTCGGACCAAAGTATACGATTATATTATTATTGTTACGGCGCCGGTTGGTCATTTGGATGATTGCGTTGAATTGGTATGTCTTTAATGAGCGTTTTATCCGACGGGCATTTTATTTCTTTCGCCTCGTATTCAAAACAATTGTTTGCAGAATCCTTGAATTGGAACTCGCTGGAATTGTCGGGGGTGGGGTAAACCACAATTACGTGGGGTGCGGGAACCACCACGTAAACATAGAACAAGCCTATTGCAAGACTGATTAAAAAAATCGGAAATGATACATATTCAAACATATTTAACTACTAATTACTATTTACAATATATTTACAATATGGGAATAAAATAAAATATACATAAAATATACATATAATTAAATTAATAAAATTAAATAGTCAATAAAATAAAACAAATGGTAAAATCTAAAAGGTCGGGTAGGCAACGACGCGGGAATAAAAATATAAGCACACGCAGGGGTGGAAGCAATGATAAATCCGCATCATCTCCAAAAAAGAGTCCATCCCCGCAAACCGATTATGACGACGCAGAATTGTTTCGCGATGATGATGATGATGATCATGATGGTAGCCAAGCCCTATCAGCTGCAGTTGCTAAACCGCGAAAAAAATACACACTAAATATTAATATTACTACACCGGCGGTTCAAAAACAAGTTG